ATGAAACATACGAGTTCGGGTAACTTTGGGGAAAAGTTGTACGTCCACTTAGCCGATACGCCGTATTATGCCGACGGACCAAAAGTCGAACCAATAGCGCATAAAGATATGTTATTCACGCGAATGGAAAATTTGGGGTTTACTTTAACACTGTGGGAAGATCTTAAAGGGAACCCGGTTTCGGATTTGTATAGTAAATTTAGGTTTGTGTATAAGAAATGATTAGTTATTATTATTGACATTCGTACGTCTACTCTGCGCAGCGTTACCCGCCTTTTTTCGAATGGTTTTTGGTGTGTTTGGTGTATTTAATTTCGTATTGTTTAGTTTTTTCGCGAGAGTGTTCGGTGTGTTCGGTGTGTTCGGTGTGTTTGGTTTTACAAACTTGACGAAATTTAAGTTTTTCCTCAATAGTGGTTGTCGTGTAAACGGATTTACAACGATATTTGTATTTGGGCTAAGACTGTATAAAGTGTTAATATTAGTGATATTAGTTTTATTATTTTTCGTTTTTATCCAGTTTAGAAGTGATTTTTCAGTTAAGTACCTATTGTATCCGAGGTTTAAGGCATTATTACCGACAATAAAAATATGCCCAGATATATGATCGTTACGATTAGTGTTTAGGGGTACGTTTCTACGTTGTACAGGTCTAAGTGGTATATGTTCAAAACGTGACCAACTACTCTTAGTAATTCTTAAACCAGATCGATCAAGTGATTTTGGTATAATTCTAAGGTTTGGGTTACTATGTATATAAATGGATGTCAGGTTTGGAAGACGACCGATCTCATCTGGTAACGAGGTTAACTTATTAAATCCTAAAAAAAGTACATCGAGTTTTTTAAGCTTACCAATCTCTTTTGGTATCGATGTTAATTTATTACCAGCCAATCCAAGATACATAAGATTTTTAAGGTTACCGATTTGTCGTGGTACCGATTCTAAATAATTTTGAGACAATTTAAGTTCTTTAAGTTTTTTAAGTTTGAATATTGATTCTGGTATTGAGTTTAAACGATTACCCTCCAAATCAATATACATAAGGTTTTTAAGGTTACCAATAGATGATGGTAACGAGTTTAAACGATTATCCTCCAAGTCAAGTATCATAAGTTTTTTAAGTTTACCAATAGATGATGGTAAATTGGTTAAGTTTTTACGTGATAGATTAAGGGATGTAATATTCATGTTCCTAACACCGAGGTTACGAAGTTCCTGGGGAACATTGGGGTTGGAGTTACTCATATACCTTTACTTGGTATTTTTTTTCAATTTGATTTTTTATATAGGTTTATGGTAAGATGATACTCGTTATACTTCTACTTATCATAAACGTATTTTTACTACTCAACACTAATGAGCCACAGGAAATAACCGAGGTCCGCGAAAAGTATGGAATTCTCAGGGAACACCTCATAGAAACTGAAAATAAGAATTTTGAAATGTTACAGACGGAAGTACCCATAACGGCACATTACAGTATTGCTAAAGGGGCTATAGGGTATAACACGAACAAGGGAACTGAAATAGGTTTGTGTATAGACGGTGATTCGAATGAAATTTTCCACGTTCTTTTACATGAACTCGCACACTCCACTGTAGACGAGTATTCACATAGTAAAGAGTATTGGAAAAACTTCAAGGAGTTACGCGAAATGTGTGTAGAATTAGGTATATATGAAGAAATTCCAAAGAAAACTAAGTTTTGTAATAAGTATGTACAGGATAAATAATCTTTGTTACTATTAAATAATAATGTCCGAAAACGGAATAACATATAAAGGTCTTGGTACATCTGTCTTTCTTTGGACTCTTCTCATGGGTATGAACACTTCCCCATTACTCTTCGATAACTACTGGTTTAACATGACACTCCTACATTTAATCGCGCCCATTTTCATTAATAGATTAATGAAAGGTGGTGCATTTTTCGGGTACGCGTCCATTGACTTTCAGGGTCTTGTCGTGATATCATTCTTAGCGTACCTTTTTGCTATACTTGTCACACAAGTTTTCGATAAGAAAATACAAGAACATTATAAGAATTACGGTAAAGATGCGAGAAGTACAGGTATTGTCTATTCACTTCGCGTAACTGGGTTTGTAATTGGTATGATTCTTGCTTATCCTATCTTAACAAGAGATAAAGGATTAGAAGGGTTTTACTCAAATTCTATAAATAATGCATAATTAAGTGTATTTTTTAATAACGTAAAATACAACTGCGGCAGCTACACCAGTTGACGCTAAACCAACCATACTTCGGTTCCCTTGGTCGTTAAGAAACGATGGTACGAAGTTCGCGAGTTTTTCTTGAACTGGCTTACTAATTGCTATCGCAGTACAAACTGCGACTACGAGAACTTGAAACTGATCATCCGTTAAATTGAATGGATTACTGTTACCGTTACTGTTATTTGATTGAACTTGTTGTTGCGGTTGTTGTGGCGCTTGTGCTTGCATCATTGGTGTTTGCATTTGCATTTGTGTCATCCGAGGATCTTGTGCCATCATTGGTGGTTCAAGTGGTGCTTCTGGTTGTCCCAATATATCGGAAATTGAAGTAGAATCCATTATCTGTTTATTTTCACTTAGATTTTTTTCGAGCGAAATATTCGGCATTTGTTGTTGCTGATGCTGTGGAGAAAATGTAGTTGGTGGTAAAGAATTTGATTCATTATTAGCAATAAAGTTAGTCGATTTGTTATTATTTAAATTAACCATACCGTCCGAATTTTCAGAAAGATTCATAGTATAAACGTCTGTCATATACCATAACATGTGTTTTTCGTTTTTTTACGTTTACGCGATAGCCTGGATTATTCACGTAAAGTATAGCTTGGGTACATACAACCGAATGTTTTTACTATTCTAGGTAAATCGTTTAGTTCGTCGTAATTAGACATGTCGTGATCTATATAGACCGTTTTTGTTTCGTGACATACATCGATCAATATACGGTACCCTTCGTCTGTGTTATACGTAGGAGTGTTTATTTCGTTAAACGCTGGGTACACCGATGATATATTTTTAGTGGGTGGTATTTGTGTTATGTTTAAAGCTGTACATATTTTTCTAGATAAAACTCGTATCATTTCTTCTTAATAACCTTTAATGGGGTCGTTTTTTTAACTGCGTTACGATCACCAATCTTCATGTTACCATGTCTCGGATTAAACATCTTCTTATGTGTTTGCCAATATTGAGGTGCACCGACCTTAAAGTTTTTACGTAAGGTTGCCTTGTACCAAAAAACACAATCTTCTATTCTATTACTCTTTGATGTATTATCTAAAACTAAACACTCGTAGTTCTCTGTACATGAGTCCATAACTTTGTTGAACATTTCGAACGTTGGAAATATACCAAAAAAGTTTTTATATAACTTCTCACGATTTTGAATGATATTTTCACGTAAAATGAAAATGTAATCTATATTTGCCCTGAGTGCTGGTGGAAGATCCATACAGTATTGCATAGTTAACATGAAAAATATCTTCCAGTGACGACCATTCATAAAACATTGACGAATACACGTATCTTTCATAAATTTTGAATCGTACATACAATCGTCTAAAAGAAGAAACGCACCACAATTTGGTTTACCTGCACCCACGAGTTTCTTCTGTCTATCCATAACACGTTCTATTGCTTCTCTATCGTAATCTCCGTATATGAATAAGTCGGGTATATACTGTTGATAATAATGATTTCCTTCTTCAGTTGCTGATAAAACTATTCCTGCTGGTAAATGCTTTTTGTGATACAGTATATCAGTAACAAGTGTTGACTTACCCGTATTACGTTTTCCTATAAATACACACACTTTATCATCAGCCATACCTTCGGGTTTGAATTTTCGGAGTTGAAGATTCATCTAATCTAATATATCGCCTCGTTTTATTTTATAAAATTTTACTCACATAGAGTAAGAATGTCTGGTAGAATAAACCTTGCTGTCACGGGTATCCAGGACCAATGGCTTACGGGGGAACCTGAATTTTCGTATTTCCTTGTAAATTTTAAAAGACATACTAAATTCTCTATAGAAGCTACAGAAACGCCTTTTGACGGTGAACCTAAATTTGATACGTCGCTAGAATGTCGTATACCAGCTAATAAAGGAGATCTTATCAGGAGTATGATGTTGAAATTTACTTTACCTCAACCCACGACACCTGGTAAATCTTTTAATGTAACGTTTCAATCGACTGGTTCGGGAAATAAATACTTTATAGATGGTGTTCAACAGGCAACATTAACTTTATACGAAGGTACGACGTATACATTCAACAATACAACTCATCCAACACACCCGTTTAGATTTTCTACAACAGCACCTAGTACTTCCGATTACACAGATGATAGTGTTACTGGTCTGGGTACATCTACAGTGACATTTACACCCACTTCAACTACACCATCGATTTTATACTATTATTGTGCGAACCACCCAAATATGGGTGGTCAGATAAACGTGAAAAGTCTTCGGTACCGTGAATCTATAGGTGCGCAGATAATAGAATACGCGGACTTACGTATAGGTGGTCAAACAATTGAACGTATAACCGGTGATTATATATACATGTATAACCAGATACATAACAATCACGATGATACCGACCAAACTCTTTATTTTCTAACTGGTCATGGTAATTATATACCTGTTTCTTACGATTGGGATTATAGTGTAATGTTACCATTCTATTTTTTTAGACATCCGAGTTTAGCTTTACCTGTGTGTGCTATAACAAAACAACTCGTCGAGGTTGAAATAAAGTTTAGAAAGCTGGAAGATATAACTGTAACGTACACTACTTCATCTGGAGCTATAGAAGATCCACCTTCAGATGTATCATCTTCACTCAAAAAAGTTTCATTAATAACGGATTTCTTTTATATAACCGAAAACGAAAAAAATTTCTTATTATCACGCCCAATCGAATATGTTATAACACAAATTCAACTGTCCCAGTTCAAAATGAAACCCGGAGAAACGAAAAAGTCTGGTATGCTTAACTTTAAAAACCCCGTAAAAGAAATGTTTTTTTTGGCTATAAGCGATGATGTATTTAAATATAACCCGATTAAAAATGTTACAATGAAATTTAATAATAATACGATAATAGACGCCGATAATTTAATGCTAAGCTATGAACAACCTCTAAAATATTACACAGGGACTACAGAAAATAACTTCGGTGTGTATAGTTTTTCAATAAATCCAGAAACATACTATCCGACAGGACAAGTTAATATGAGTAGAATTGCACACAATTTAATAGAAATAGAACTCGACAGTCCAGATTCAATTTTTGGACACAAAGTTTACGTGTATGCAGTTAACTATAATGTTTTGCACGTCGAAAGCGGTCTCGGAGGTTTAAAATTTTAGTCAGTTATACTAGTAATGGCTGGCCGTGTTCAATTAGAAACATCTGGTCCACAGGACGCTTTTTTTACGGATGATCCAGAATATACCTATTTCATAAAAAATTTTCAAAAACATTCTAATTTTGCACCGTTCTTTGTTGATTTAGACGTTGAAGGTGAAGTTGAATTTGATAATATTATAAGGTGTACCATACCCCAAGATCAAGGTGACCTTTTAAAAACAGTAAGTTTAAAATTTGAATTATCGGAAATACAACAAAACTTACTAAGTGGTGATGGTATATTAGGTATTGGGTATGTGGAGTCTATAGGACACGCTATTATAGAGTATGCCGAAATATTAATCGGTGGTAAAACAATTCAAAGAATACCAAGTGATTTTTTAGCTATTTATTATGATAATTATGTAACACAAACGAAACAGAAAAATTTATCTAAACTTATAGGTAAACCACCTTTAGAACTTTCAGGTACACCTGTATCGAATCACGAAATTTCTGGGTATTTAGGATTTGCTACACAAAAACAAAATTTTTTCGTTGATATACCCTTTTATTTCCACAATAACCCCGAACTCGCTATTCCTATTTGTGCAATAGATAAACAGGAAATTGAAATTATTATTAAACTTAGGAAATGTAGTGATTGTATATTTGGGCATGATTCTACCACTCCAGCTAATTATGATAATGTTCGTTACTTATCAAATAATGTATCAACAAAGGGTCTCATTAAAAACATGAAAATCACTACCGAAATGGTATCATTAACAGATGTTGAAAAGAAAAAAATTAAATCTGAAAAAATAGACTATATAATTACACAAATACAGGAAAGTAAATCTATAATACCACAAGACCCAGATATAAGTTCTATAGTCGAGATTAAACATAACCTTAATTTTAAAAACTCTGTAAAAGAGTTATTTTTTATAATTCAAAGACTTAGAAAGGTACCTGGTAATCATTTTGTTACTAATTTCGATTACGATTCAATGTTTCAATTGTATGACGGAGAATATGTTAATTATGAACACCTCAAATCATTAAAAATGTCTCTAGATGATTCAGAAATTTTAAATGAAGAAACGGGTGATGTTATAAATTTACGCGCTGTACAAAGTGGTATACACCATTCACGGACACAACTTTTTAGGAGGTATTATTCTTATAGTTTTGCGCTCGAACCTGAACGATGGTATCCGACAGGACAGAAAAATTTCAGTATGGTTAAAGATCAGATATTAAAACTTAAA